AAGAACTACATACGATACTACATTAAGTAACGGTTATTATTATCAACAGTCGCATACTAATCAGCTTTCAGGAAACACATTAACAGCAGTTAGAACTCGTGGTACCGCCGCCGCCCCGGGCGCAGTTTTGTCAGGTGATGTCTTAGGAAAAATACTCTTTGCAGGATATGATGGGATCACTGCACAACCAGTTAGTTTTATCCAAGCAGTAGTCGATGGCTCCGTTGCTACCGGTAATATATCCGGAGGATTGCAATTCGGTGTCAGAAGTGGTAACAGCTCGATTGTAGCGGCACAGTTAAACAAACTAGGACAATTTGGTGTTAATACTCTTACAAATTATAGCGGCACAGTTTTAAATATTTCATCGACGGGTATTGTAGCAGTTAATTCAGCTACAACAATGTCGTTGGCCAGTGGCGGCGCCATGTCAATTATCCCCAATGGCGCATTGACATTAAAGTCCGGATCTGCCGCACCCGGCGGCATTTCAATAGCAGTAAACGGCACTACATTGATTAATCCTAGCGGTACTGTTACTATAAGTGGAACGGCTGTGGCCGTTAGTCCTAGCGGCAATATTACACTAAGCCCTAGTGGTAATGTAATATTGGGAGCAATTTCCAAAGTAAAAGTCACAGGTGGAACCCCAGGCCAAATGATAGTTACAGACGGTACTGGCAATCTAACCTTTTCAACTGCTCCGCAGACATCAACAACATTACAGCAATTAACAGATGTTACTATATCTGTGCCAGTAGTAGGACAAGTAATTAAATTCAACGGAGCACAATGGGTCAATGGCAGTGATGCAACAGGAGGTGGTGGGGGCGGCGGATCAATGGCGTCAAGAACCACTGTTTCCGGAACATCAGCGGCCATTACCAATGGTGGCATGACAAATATAACCATACCTGCATTTAAAGGATTTAATCTATATAAAATTACAGTTAGTAATCCTGCATGGGTAAGAATGTATTCTAGTGCCGTGGCACAGGCAATAGATACTACTGCTGACCAAACTAGACTTGGATGGAATTTACTAGGCAGATCGATATCAACTGATCCAAGTCCCAGCGCAGGCGTATTAGCAGAAGTAGTTACTACTACAATAAACGAAACTGTTTCTTTTAGTCCAGCAGTTATCTGTTATAATAACGATCTTGTGGTATCTAGTAATACATATATTACAGTTCAAAATTTAACAAACACAAACGGCTCACAGGCCTTTACCGTTACTTTAACTTTACTACAAACTGAAGCATAACATGTCTGAATTACAACCACACGAAATATTAGAAGAATACGAAGTTACCCTCAACGATAAAACTGACCTTGATCAGTTTTATAAGGACATGGAACAACTAACAACTGGGTTGCATAGAGTATGCCCTAATAGAATAGTTGAATGTGTTAACCGCCGATCAATCAGCAAGACAACGAACTATATGCTTAATAGTGTAGAAGTGGCCAAACTTGCGTTGGATCCGAGAGTAATGAATATTGATTTGGCTCCTAACTTGCGTGGACTAATAAAAAAATTAAATTGGCTTGCATCGCAGACATCTACTAAATGGAATAAAAGCGATACAACAACCAATGATATGAAACCATGGGGCTTGCTCAGAGTAATTAATGGAACAAATTACGGAGCACAAGGCCTTTCGGCTTGGGGTAGTGCTAATTATCCTAATGTCACTGCTACTGTGAACACTACTAGTTCAGGAAGAAATGTTGATGTGATTATAATCGACGAAGGTCACCCTGACTCAGCTCACCCCGAATTTGCTAAGAATCCCGACGGCACAGGCGGCACCAGAATAGTTAGGTATAATTGGTTTCAACATAATGCAGAAATTGGCCGCGGCGCCAATTCAACATATAATTATGCATATCAGGGTTCTGGACATTCAACGCATACATCGTCGACAGTAGCAGGCAATACAATGGGCTGGGCCCGCGATGCAAATATATACAATTTAGATTTCACAACAGTTGACGAACCAATGGATTATGTCAGGATGTTTCATAAGTATAAACCTATTAATCCAGAAACAGGAAGAAAAAATCCTACTATTGTTAATAACAGTTGGGGATATTATAGCGGCGGTGGTAGTGCATCACAGATCAGTAGAGTTATATACAGGGGAACAACATATACTCCTGTTACAGGTCCTCCAGCACCGACTGGCGTTAGTGGAGTATACGGAAATACCGGTACTCCGTCTGCAGAATTAGTATCGTTTATTAACAGCGGCCAAACAATTACCAGCGACGGAGCCAGCATACAAGTGCAAGCTCTTACTGATAATAATCTACCAAGTAGTCCTGCAGGATTACAATATTTTTCTACTGCTCCTACGGTAGGCAATAATGATGATGGTTACTGGAGAATAGATTTACCATTTATTATAAGTTTTCTAGGCGCAGGCCAAACATCAGTATATGTAGGAACAAATGGGTATCTTACTTTTGGCAGTGGTAGTACGGTATATACTAATCTTTCTCCGTCAAATCCAGCTGGTCCGAAGATAATGTTAACCGCAGGCGATAATAGTGTTCAAAGAATATATTACGGACAAGAAGGTTCTAGTAATGATAGAACATATAGAATATATATCGAGGGTACTAGTAGTTGGTCCGGGACAACTGGATCACCGAATCAAATATACGAATATACTTTTTATAAAAATTTCCCCACACGAATAGATTTAAAGGTAGGAATCAATGCCAAGGTACAATCAAATACTTCTGGATTTACTTCCGCTGAATTGTTTAATTGGCATTTTATAACAGGTCAGAATTTTCCTGCCAAAGTAATAAGCGTTGATGTCGACTATGAAGATGCCATGGCAGAAGGCATAATAACAATGGGCAGTGCCGGTAATAATGGGTGGAGACACGATTTAGTGTCGGGCCCTGATTATAATAATACTGTTACAATTGGCGGACAAGACATATATTATGAACAAGGATCTAGTCCTAATTCGGCTGGCACTGATTCTACTAGAGTTTGTATCGGCGCAATTGATCACGGATCATTGGAAAAGAAAGCATACTATAGTGATACTGGTCCAGGCGTAGATATATGGGGTCCAGGCAGTATGATAATGGGTGCGTTTTTAAATGCATCTTATGTGACACCGGCGGTTCCAGATCCNAGGAACTCGGCTTTCTATCTTAACAAGTTAAGCGGAACGAGTATGGCAGGTCCAATGGTCTGCGGTATGTCGGCCTGTATCTTAGAACAGTATCCACATTGGACTAATTATGAATTGAAGAAGTATCTACAAACCACTGCCACCATAGCAATGGAAGACACTACACCGGTTACTTCTGCAAATTACAGAAATGCATTATGGGGTAGTCAGAAATTTTATCAAACATACAAGTACGAGCGTAATACTACCGGAGTTCTTTGGCCAAATTCTACTAGAAATATTTCATTGAGAGTGACTAGACAGCCGGATGCCAATACTGCATATTGGCCGCAGGTTACTGCGTCAGGAGCCATATACCCACGCCGTATATTGGGCAAAAAATAATTGGTTGACAATTAATTCATTTAATTATATAATAGCAATTCATTTAAAGGATTGTTGTGCCAAAGTGTTATCAACTAATTGGAGTTCCTGCCGCTGGCAAAAGTACTTGGTATAAAAATCAGGGCTGGCTGGGCGAGGATAAAAAGGATCACAAGTATGTTAGTACTGACCAGCATGTTGAAGGATATGCTGAGGATCAGGGCAAAACCTACAGTGAAGTCTTTGAAGAATACATGCCCACCGCGGTCAAACAAATGATGGTTAATGTTAACATGGCCGCGGCCTTGCAATTGGATATTGTTTGGGATCAGACTAGCACTACTGTTAAAAGTCGTGCTCGAAAGTTTAACGCATTACCAGAGTCATTGAACTACGAGCATATCGCCGTTGTATTCCGGACTCCGGAACGTAGCGAGTTGGATGTGCGTTTGGCTAGCCGTCCCGGCAAGCATATTCCAAAAATAGTCATTGACGATATGATTGCAAATTGGGAAGAACCAACTCTATTAGAAGGCTTTAAAGAAATTTGGTACGTTTGACATTATGGCAAAGTGATGTTATAATATCACATTAAACAATAAAAGGTATCATATGGCTGGCAAAGCAAAATCAATTTACTTAACAGTAACCAAAATTGGTTCAATGAAAACAGAGTTTCACAGGATGTTTTTTGATGCCAAAGCATATAATGAATATGTTAAGTCGGACGAGTTCAAGGCCACGTGGCCAGTCGAAGAGTATAATATTGTAAAAGAAACTTATTAAAGAACGGAGTCTGATATGGCTTACAATACTGGCGGTACATATGACCAAGAAGCAGAATATGCTAAAAAGTCTATGACAGAATTGATTGCTATCCGTACTCAGTTTGAGTTAGCAGTAATTAATTACCCGAATGGCCCTAAGATGTTTAACGAACATCTTGAGTGGGTCAAACTGAAAATTGCAGAAAGAATTGGAAGGAAATAATATGCCCTCAGTATTTTTAGTCAGTGACACACACTTTGGACACATGGGTGTCTGTAAGTTTACCCGTAACGACGGGGTAACCAAATTACGACCATACGACACGCCCGAAGAAATGGACGAAGATATGATTGCAAAATGGAACGCCAAGGTCAAGCCCACAGATAAAGTGTACCATTTAGGCGATGCAGTTATTAACCGCAAGNCCTTAAAGACATTAGGCCGCTTAAACGGCGACAAAGTTTTGATTCGTGGTAACCATGACATCTTTCGTGATGATGAGTACCGAATGTACTTCCGTGAATTACGTGCATACCACGTGATGAATGGAATGATATTAAGTCATATTCCGTTACACAGTGATAGCATGGGTCGTTTTGGTACTAACATTCACGGACATACTCACGCAAATCGTGTGCGTAAAGCTCGTGGTGTAGATGCACGTACAGGAGAAATTTTGTACAGTGATGAAATTGATCCACGTTACCATTGCGTTTGTGTTGAACAAACTGACTTTGCACCTATTTTGTTTGAAGACGTTATAGCACGTATTGAAGCAGAAGGCGGAAGTGTAGGATTCAAGAACGGAAACGGCCCCACTATGTAGGTTGACAGTAAATCCAATTAATTGTATAATGTGGATACTATGAAATTTTACCTAGAGACAACTAAGTGGGCCGATTCTGTTCCCAATCACGTATACTTGCTGTCGGACGATAAAAGCAAAGCATACGGGTACGTAAGGCATGGGACCGACTTTGTTTTTACGTTTTCAAAGCCCTTTGGGTTTGGGACAAGGGGAAGAAAATTTGAAGAAGTAGCTAATACTTTTAACTACAATTTAGAGCCCGAAATAACTAATACTGAAGTACTAGCCGATAACCCATCAAAAGTATGGACTATTGCAGGGTCAAAAGGTAATACTTATACAGTAACTTTAAAAGGTAGTACTTTATCATGCAGTTGTCCCGGGTACACTTATCGCCGTAATTGCAAGCATACTGAATCTGTTGCATAAAAACAACAGTTTTTTTGGTTGACAATTAATTGGATTAATTGTATAATATACTCATGGACAGTAAAAAAGTATACCGCAAAAGACGTCAGGACCGCAAACATGCAGTCTACATAATCACGAATGTTGTAACAAAACAACAGTATATTGGCATTACTGTGGTGTCAGACACAGTACAGAAATCATTGAAAGTACGTATTCAAAAACACGTTCGTCGTGCATTGACAGAAAACAAAGATTGGGAATTGTGCAAGTCAATTCGTGAACATGGCACATTGGCTCATACTTACGGTCTTGTAGAAATCCTACGTGGCCGCAAGCCAGCCCATGCTAGGGAACGTGAATTGATTCGCAAGCATAATCCAGCATTGAACAGCCATTAAATTGGTTGACAATAAATCCAATTAATTGTATAATATACACATAGACAGCAACAAATAGGAGTTAAAGATGGCATACGTTTCCCAGGATTTGAAGTCAAAGCTGACGCCTAAGATCAAGGCTATCTGTAAAAAGTATGGTGTCAAGGCCAGTATTGCAGTTCGCAATCATATGACTCTTGTGCTAAATGTCAAGTCCGGCAAAATTGACTTTATTACTGATTACGGTGACACTCCGGAATCCCGAGCTGATGCTAAAAAGTTCGGCATTCAAGTTAACCCTTATCACTACAAAAGTCATTTTGTTGGCAATGCCAAAAACTTCTTAAGCGAAGTTATCCCTGCTATGAATAACGGTAATCACGATAACAGTGATATCCAAACTGACTACTTTGATGTGGGTTGGTATGTTGACGTTAATATTGGCAAGTGGAATAAGCCTTACACCGTTGAATCAATTTAATTGACATAAATTGGTTTTGGTGTTATAATTAATACTTAGAAACAAAAGGAATTCACAATGAGTTATGTAATCGTTGCAAAAGGTACTGGTCTTATCGTAACAGATGGTCCTAACAAGACCCGTGCTTACAAAACTTTTGGTGCCGCAAAGGCCACTAGAACTCGTTTGTGCAACAAAGCAGGTTGGACAGAAAACCAACTGAACATTGTGGACCGTGCTACCTACACCGCACCTAAAATTACTGTAAAGAATTTGATGTCGGGTAAGCCTGTAGAAATCGATGCAGACACTCCTTGGTGTTGCAACCCAGCTTCAGAAACTTATTGGAGCATGTAAAATGGATAATGATGTTATAATTCTCGTTATAATTCTCGGTGTTATAGGAGCAGTGGTTGCTGG